AGGCAGAATCCAGAGATATGGTTCGTGCAAGAGCAAAAGCAACTACAAGTAATATGCAAGATTTAGCAATACAAGGTAGATTAGGTTTAGTTATTGATGGCACAGGTAGAGATTATGATAAGATTTCTTATCAAGCAAGAATGTTAAAAGAATTAGGTTATGATTGTTATATGATATTTGTAAATACAAGTTTAGAAGTTGCATTGGAAAGAAATGCAAAAAGAGAAAGAAGTGTACCAGAATATATTACTAAAACATCTTGGGAAGCTGTACAATCAAATATAGGTAAATTTCAAAATTTATTTGGTGTAGGCAATATGATTATTATTGATAACAATAAATCAGACCAAGAATTAGTAACTAATGTAATGAACAAAGTAAGTAAAGCCGTTAGAGGTTTATTAACATTACCAATTAAGTCATACACAGCAAAAAGATGGATGGCTACAGAAAGAAAAGCAAAGAGAAGATAATGAAACAGTTTAAGGATTACATTAAAGAAAGCATTATTGATATACCTAGAAGGACTTATGCGCCTAAGGTATTTGATAGTGCTGATACTAATAATCCTAAAATTAAAGATAGTGTTAAACAATTAATTGATACACAGTTAAAAGAATTTGAATCAGAATATCCTATATTAAAGACTTCTTTAATTGGTTCAATTTTAACAAAGAGGTACAGAAATGACGCTGATTTGGACATTAATGTACTATTTGATGTACCGGCTGAAAAGGCTGAGGAAGAAAGAGTAAGACTTTCTAAAAAATATTTGTCTGCTTCAAATCCAGATAACATACAAGGCAAGTTAATTCCAGGTTCTCAACACCCAATTAACTACTATTTTATTACTGATAAGGAAACATATGATAATCAGAATAAAAAGGCAGACGCAGTTTTCGACATTGAAAGTAATAAATTTATCAAAAGACCAGACGACTTTGTATTTGATGTTAATTTGTATATCAAAGATTTCGATAAAAAAGTACAAGAGTTGGACATTGTTAAAGGTGAATTAAAAAGAGATATTATAGATTATGATGAATTAACTGAATTATCTCCTGAAGATGTTTTAGATTTACAAGATAAAATTAATGATAAGTTAGAAGAAATAGAAGATAGTATTAGTGACATTATAAAAATAGGTGATGGTGTTGATGCAGATAGAAGAGCTGCATTTGATACTGATATGTCACCAGATGAAATTAGAAAATACGGTGTAAAGAATAGATTACCTAAAAATGTTATCTATAAAATGTTAGAAAAATATCACTATTTAAAATTCTATAAAAAATGTAAAAAGATTTTAGACGATGGCAAAGTTACAGATGCTGAAATAGATAGTTTGAAAAAAGAAGAAACAATTATGGAAGCTAAGAGTATTGCATTTACCTTTGGTAGATTTAATCCTCCAACTATTGGCCACGAAAAACTTATTAGTAAAGTTAAGTCATTACCTACTAACGACTATAAAATATATTTAAGTCGAAGTAATGACCCTAAAAAGAATCCATTAACACCACAACAAAAACTTGGTTATATGAAAAATATGTTTCCAAGTCACGCAAGAAATATTGAAATCAATACAACAAATATGATTTTAGATATTGCAACTAATCTCTATAACAAAGGTTATAAAGAAATTAGTATGGTTGTTGGTAGTGATAGAGTAAGAGAATTTGACACAATACTAAAAAAATACAATGATGTAAAATCTCGTCACGGTTATTATAACTTTGATAAGATTAATATTGTTTCTGCTGGCGAAAGGGATCCTGACGCTGAAGGTGCAGTAGGTATGAGTGCAAGTAAGATGAGAGCGGCAGCGGCTAAAGGTGATTTAAATAGTTTTAAAAAAGGATTACCAAGTGGTGTTGACGCTGAAAAACTAATGAAAGATGTTCGAAAAGGAATGAACTTGGCAGCTGAGTATGGCTCATCTGGTAGTGTTGGTGCGTTTTTAGGTTATAGAGAAAAACCAATTGCAAGTTTAGAAGAATTTGAACAAAATCAAATAAGAGACCTTTACATAAGAGAAATGATATTCAATATTGGTGATAAGGTCAATTATGTAAAAGAAGATATGGAAGGCAAAGTAGTTAGACGAGGTACTAATTATGTTGTCTTAGAAGATAACAATAACAATTTACACAAGTGCTGGATTTGGGATTGTATTCCTGTAGCAGCTGATAGAGAAGTTGAAATTAGAGAATTTAATTTAGATATAGATTATGGGTTTGAGGCCGTTTCAGAAAAGAAATCTGAATATGGCCACACAGATAGTTTACCACAAGATAAAGATGTGGCAAAACAAAAAGGTACACAACCTAAAAAGTATTACAAAACTTTATCTAAAGATACTAAAGATAAAAGAGCTGCTCATTTTAGAAATACAGATACTACAAAGAACGATAACGAACCAGCGCCTGGTGACAAGAAAGCTAAAACTAAACCAAGTGTTCATACATCAAAATATAAGAAAATGTTTGATGAATTGAAACAAGATTTAGCTGATGCTTGTTGGAAAGGTTTTAAACAAGTTGGTATGAAAAATAAAAATGGAAAACAGGTGCCTAATTGCGTACCTGAAGCTACAGATATGGGGCAGGATTATGCTAAACACACTTCTACTGTTACTCCTGGTGAGCCTAATTTCGCTGGGTATGAGAATCCTACTTACACTCCTGCTAAGGAAGGTTCTGGAGAACAGATAATTAAGAAGAAAATTAAAGGTTTCCTTGAAAGAGAAAGAGATGAACAACCAAGTGAAAAAGATATTAAAGAATGGGCTCTTTCAGATGAGGTAATAGATAAATATAAGCAAAGATATAGTGATGAATGGAAAGCGAAACTAGATGAAGTGGTATCTAAGATGATGGAGAAAATCTAATGTTAAGTTTTTCAGACTATAAAGATAGAATTAGTAAGTCGGTTCATTATCATATAGAGAATAATATACCGTTTGCTGAGAATATCTATAGGTTACATAGTGAAGAATTTTATAGGTTGTTTAGAGAGGCTAGAGAATTATTTAAAGAAGGCCTACTAACTGAAATTACAGATTGGGATAAACAACTTTTAGAAACTGATATTGGTGAATTTGGTGAGTACGAAGGAGAAAAAGTACCACTTGATATACCAATACAAGAAGAAGATGAAAAGAATCCGCCTTTAAATAAACCAAAAAGAGGTGGACCAAAAAAGTTTTATGTATTTGTCCGTGATGGTGACAAGATTAAGAAAGTCACTTGGGGAGATACAACTGGATTGAGTGTGAAACTTAATAATCCAGAGGCCAGAAAATCTTTTGCGGCTAGACACAAATGTGACCAGCAAAAAGATAAAACAAAGGCCGCATATTGGGCTTGTAATTTGCCACGATATGCAAAGAGTTTAGGTATGTCAGGAGGAGGTAACTTTTATTGGTAACTCCTTATGCAGACCAATTAAATTTATTCAGTAAAAGAATTACTAGAATATTTGATGAAGAAACTATAAATGATGAACTTGTTTGGCATAGAGATAAAAAAGATAGAACAATATTTGTAATATCTGGTGTCAACTGGAAATTTCAAAGAGATAATGAACTACCATTTGTTATTAAAGTTGGTGACAAGTTTAAAATTGAAAAAGAAAAATATCACCGAATCCATAAAGGACAAGGTAAACTAATTATAGAGATAGAGGAAAATGAGTAGATATAGAAAAACATTCAAAGAAGCTTTAGATGAAGTGTATTTGTCTGAAAAAGAAATCACAAAGTTGAAAAACGGTGTGAAAGTTTTAGGCAATGCTTTACCTAATAAAGCACTAGCACAAAAAATGGCCGATAAGGCAAATAAAGAAATGGGATATGATGCAGATGTGTACCAATCTCCTTTCAATAACAGATTTTATGTTCGTATCAAAGAAGATATAAAAGAACAAGATGACAAAGACCACGAAATTTCTATGGCTCGTGGTGAATTAGAAGCTATTGCTGATAAAGCCTTAAAACTATCCTCTATCTTACAAGGCAAATCAGATGAAGGCAATCCATTAGAAGCTTGGGTACAATCTAAAATCACAAAAGCAAAAGACTATGTAAATTCAGTTGCTGATTATATGATGTATAATCCTGAAATGGCAAATGAAGAATTAGAAGAAGCATTTAGTGATGCTCAAGTAGCACAATTAAAGAAAGCTTATGAACCTATGAAAGGTCAAAGAATTTCTTTAGACAATGCAAATAAATTAATGGCAATCTTTAATAAGTTTGATAATGATAAAGGTGCTTTAGAAAAATTAGTTAAAGCAAAAATACCTTTTGTATCAGATTTAGCAGTCAGTAGATTGATTTCAAAACACAGTTATACAGCAGATAAGATTAGACCTTTAAAAGCAGGTTATATGTCTGAGGGTACAATGATTGGTGGTATTATCAAGCATCCAGGTCAACCATCGGCTGAGTATAACAAAGCAAGATTACAATACAAAACATTTATGTCAAAGGCACAACCAGCTAAGGGTGCTGAAGACAAAGTATTAAAATTTGTATTTGATGATGAACTATTAGACGATTTGTATGATATGTCTAAGAAAAACCCAACAAAAGATGTTAGAGATATGGTTAAAAACAGATTAACAAAATTAGGTGTTAAAGAAGAATTAGAAGAAGCTACAGATGCTGATAAAGACGGTGAAGTTGATGGTGTAGAAATTGCAAAAATCAGAGCTGATAGAGATAAAGAAGATAAAAAAGAAGTTGCAAGTAAAGACAAAGAAATTGAAAAAAAAGATAATGAAATTGCAATGTTAAAAACTAAATTAGAAAATGAGAAAAACAAAGCTGTTAAACCAGAACCTAATCCTGAAACTGGAGAAATACCTTTAAAGGTTGGTGTTGCATATAAGATTCTAAGAGATAAAATGAAAAAAGAAAAAGAAGAAGTGAAAGAAGAATCTATTGATGAGTTTAATAAAAAAGATTACAGAAAAAATGAAGACGAAAACGAACATTCATTGAACGCATTAGAGTTAGTAAAGAAGTTTGGTACTTCGTCTGAGATTAAAGATATGCAAGGTATCTATGATAGACATATGAAAAGAGGTCATATCACAGAACCAGATTATTCAAAAAGAAACGCATATGATAAGAAATATTATCCTAAATTAAAAGAAGATGTTGAAGAAGGTCGTATGTCTGATATTGATGCAATGAGAAAACAAGGTGCATCAGCAGCTAAGATTGCTAAAGAATTAGGTTTAAATGTGAAAATAGTAAAGGATATTTTAGGTGAAGATACAGAACATCCAGCGAAAGCTGTTTATGAAAGTATTGAAGCTGTAAAAAATAAGGCACAAGAAACAGGTATGCCTTATTCAGTTTTGAAACAAGTATATGATAGAGGCATGGCAGCTTGGAGAGGTGGACACCGACCAGGCGCTACACAGGTACAATGGGCATTAGCTCGTGTAAATTCATTCGTAACAAAATCCTCAGGAACCTGGGGTGGCGCTGACAAAGATTTAGCTGCCAAAGTAAAAGGGAGTAAATAAATGACAAAATATTTAAATACTAAACCTGGTAGCATTGAAGAAGCAGTAAAAGGTATGCAAAAAGACCTAAACGACAGCGCTTATCAGGATATGTTTAAAAAGGAATTAGAAAAAAGTGGTAAAGGCATTGCTTCAATGTCACCAAAAGAGAAAAAAGATTTCTTTAATATGATTGACAAAAAGTATAAGGCGAAAAATGAGGAGTTATCAGCTGCTCAAAAGAAACTTCCGCCAGCATTACAAAAAGCAATTAAAGATAAAGAAGACAAGAAAGAAAATGTGGAAGAAAAAGTAGATAATCCGTATGCAGTAGGTATGGCTGCGGCTATGAAACAGACTGGTGATAACCCACCTTTGAAAAAATCTACAATTACTAAAGCACACGATATTGCTAAGTCAATTGAAAAAGATGATAAAAAAGAAGAAGTAAGTGAAGGTGGTCCAGGTTCAGGACCTCAAAAAGGTGGTGCTAAAAAAAGTAATTTTACAAGCGCTCAAATTAAACAAGCGTATGGTATTTTAAATGACCCTCGTTACAAAGCAGGCAATTATGATGGTGCAGTTAAAACAATTAACAAAGTATCACCAGGTTTAGCTGACCATCCAGATGTGAAGAACGCATTAAAAAGAGCTAATGAAGATGTTGAAGTTGAAAAACTAAAAGAAGATGTATCTAAATTATTAGAAACACATTCTTTTATGACAAACAAAATGAATAAAAAACAAAAAGAATCTGAGGGAGAAAAAAAAGTTATTAATCCCGTAAAAGATGAAACAGGCAATGTAAAAGAAAACAAAGCAAAGATGTCTGAACAGACAGCTAAGAACTTTGACCTTTACAGAGCTATTCATAGTGTATGGTCAAACGCAGCTGAAAAAATAGATGAGATTAAAAAAGAAGCAAAATATCTTAAACCAGAAGAAGTCGAAGAAGCAAAAGACCAATCTACTTTAGCGAAACCAGGTGATACCGAATCAGTTAAAGAAAAAAAAGGTAAAACTATGGTGGATTCTAAGAAAACACAAGTAGATATGGAGCCGGAAGTCGATTACCAAAAATAAGTCTTCATAAATCATTGATTTTCAATGCTAAAATAATCAAAAAAAGCGCTTGCCAAGGCGCTTTTTATATGGTATTATATAAGTATAAATGATAAGAAAAGGACTAAAACACTATGAATAAACTACCTAGAATATACTTAGACATGGACGGTGTTCTAGTTGACTTTGAAAAACAATTAGTCGATACTGTCAAAATGCCAATTAGCAAATGGATGCAACTAGATAGAAAAGCTAGGTGGGATCCTGTGATTGCTAGAAAAGATTTCTGGTCTACAGCACCTTGGAATGAAGAAGGTAAGAAACTTTTACAGTTTGTTAAGAAGTATGAACCTCATATTTTAAGTGCTTATGTAGAACACGCACACGACCCAAATTGCATTCCAGGTAAAGCAAAATGGGCTATGACTAAAGCTGGAATTGATAGAAGTAGAATCAATCTAGTTATGAGAAGTCAAAAGAAAGACTACGCTAAAGTAGCTGGTCAACCAGCCATTCTAATAGATGATTACGATAAAAACACCAAAGAGTTTACACAAAGAGGTGGTATCGGTATCACATTCAAAACAGCTAATCAAGTAATCGCCGAGTTGAAAAAACTAGGCTTCTAATCACTTTCCCTTATAAATATAGATACTATAGTAAAACTGTGAGTACCTATTTTTTTAACTAAAGGGAGAGAATAATATGTCAAGTTGGTCAAATGCGGATAATGCCGCTTCTGCTCCATTATGGGCAGGCAATCAGTTAGGCTTAGCGCCTTCAGATGCAAATAGAACAAATTTGTTCGAAGATGCAACAGCAGATAATTTCATTACAGGTATGACAATTGGTTTATTCAATTACAATGCTTCAGATTTATCTAGCGACACAGCTTCACACCAAGGTTGGAACTTGAAGTTTATCAATGGCTCAAGAACTTACTACGAGTGTTTAGTAGCATTAGCTAATCCTGCATAAGGTTAGCAAAATTAAGGGGCGGTCATTTGGCCGCCCTTTATAAATATATTAATAAAGTGGTCCGTGTAGATGCACGGAGTAGCATTCCCTCAAAAGGGGGTTAACAGGAGAAAAAAATGGCAGACAAAAAAATAACAGCCTTAACAGACTTAGGCGATAATTTAGCAAGTGCAGACTTATTCCATGTTGTGGATGACCCAGCAGGAACACCAGTAAATAAAAAAGTTTCAGCTGAAGATGTTTTTAATAACATTCCTAGTTGGTTAGGTTTAGCACAAACTTCACAATCAATTACAGCAGACGGTTCTACTACAACAGCAGTTAATATTACAACAGCTGTTACAGAAATCAATGCTACATCAGCAACACATTCTTGTGCTTTGGCTGATGGTAATGACGGTCAGATTAAGATTATTTTAGATACATCTACATCTGGTACAAACGCAATCACAATTACACCTACAAACTTATCAGGTTTTTCAACTATCACATTGAACGCACCTGGCGAAAGTGCAGTTTGTATTTTTAAAAATTCAAAATGGTATGTAATTGGTGGTAACGGTTATACATTAGCCTAATATATAATAACGAGGAGAATAATTTATGTCTATAGAAACAAGTGATTTGACGACAGAACGACAAGTCTTAGTAAAAGACTTTGAAGCTTTGTCACAAAGAATTAAACAAGTTGATGCAGAATTAATCCAAATGAAAAGTAATTTAAATGCTGTTCATGGAGCAATTCAACAAGTTGATAAATTAATTAAACTTTCTGAATCTAACGGTAAAGATAAAATGCCGAAAGAAAAAGAAGAGGCGCTAAAAATAGCGACAAGTTAATGAAAAAATTTAAGACTTACATTAGTGAATTAAACTTAAATGATTTCGAAGAAGATGTGTTAAAAGAAACACCACCTGATACTGCTGACGCTATGAAGCGATACAAAGCAGGTAAGGCTGGGTTTACTGATAAGGCACATCTAAAAGCAAAAGGTTTGATTGCTCGTAGTGATGGAACAAAGCGAAAATCAGACAAATACAAATAAAGGGGAAACAATGAAAACTTTTAAACATTACATAAAAGAAGCTGCTTCTGGTGATGCTACGATTGGTGTTGGTAGTGCTGACACTCATCAAGAGCCAGTAGAAGATAGCTCTATCGGTGTACATAACATTGAAAACGCAGATGTTCTTAAAAGAGTAAATGCTTTCGTTGGTTCTATTGCTGAGAGAGAATATATGGCTCCACAAGCTGCAATTGAACAACTGAAAGAAAAACTAGCAAGAATAGGCCTACAAATTGGCGAAGTTGATTTAAATGGCGACAGCGGTAAAGTAACTGCTGAAGTTACTCAATTTGGCGGAAGATTTGGTAAAGATGTTGACGGTGCCGATATTAATGATGATGGTATATCTCACAGAAAAGAAGGTGGATTAAAGTTAGAAATAACTTACGAAACCTTGAAAACAGGTTCATCAAAAGTTTACGCTAAATTGGTTTAATTTAGCATAATTAACTTAGGGTGAATTGATGTTTAAAGAGATTACAAGAGATAATTGGTTATTATTTGCACAGCAAAATTATGATAATCCTACCTTAGAAAAGGAACAGGAGTTTTATGACGATATTAAAAGATTTAAATATCTAAAAAGACTGTTTCGTAAGTATAAGATAACAGGTAGTTTAAAACTTAGATTAGTTTTAAATCATATCATAGTTTTAAATAATGTGTTTGGTGTTGAAGCGGCTTGTACTTTATTATTATTTAAAGTAGATAAACCATACTGGCCAGCTTTGAAATCATTTTTGAATTATCTTGGATATCTCTATCCACACGAACTGAATGAGATAAATGAGGATAATAAAATCACCGAAAGGTTGAAGGAACTATAATGGCAAGCAGAGCAATAGACTTTTTAATTACTTACCGAATTGTTAAATTATTGGTAACACCATTTGACAAACAGGAAGCGTTTGCAACCGGTATTATTGATGATAAAGGTAATATATTAAAAAAATATAGAGATTTAAGAACTGAGAAAGAAAGAAAGTCATATACTCTACTACACCGTTTTGTATTTAATTTAAAAAGAATTTTACAAAGAGTAGGTTTAGGAAGTAAACTTGGTTCCCTAGGAGTTGCATTGGCTTTAATGATTAAAGAAGACAGGTCATATGCACAACATAAAACATTAATCGAACAAACAGTTATTAAATATTTAAAAGATAACAATTTGTACGAGGATATTTTAAACGAAAGTAGAGAAATACCAGATATTGAAGAAGAACCTTACATGGTTTGTTTCGGTGTAAGTGTTTATGAAAAAGATGGACAACTGGTATCGGAGTACGATTATGCCAAAACACTATAAAGAAATGATGGATGAAATCATCAATAAGATGGACGAAGACGCTCCAGCTAATGCAGTTGGTACAGGTGCTAATGTTGCATTACCACCATCACACGAACCAGGTGTGAAGAAAAAGAAAAAGGACGCCATTGTTATGGACTTTAAAAAAAGAATGACAGAAAGTGACGATAACAATAATGTAGTTTTAAAAGGTATCTTAGATAAATTAGATAAGATTGATGAGTCTATTGACAGATTAAATGGTGTTGTAAAAAACGAAATTGAATTTGTTGAGGAAGAAAACGAATACAAGTCTTTTAGAGATAAGTATAATGCCAAAAACATTTAAAGAATATTTGGGTGGATTTAGATTAGGTTATTACGATAATATAGAACCTATGGCTTCATTAGGCGATACACCACCAAAAGGTCAAGCCGGTAAAGATAGTAGAGGTGTAGGTTTACACGCTAATTATACATCACAAGCTCCTGGTACAATCAGACCATTTCTTACAGCAACAGATAAAAATCCAGCAGATAAAGATTCAAAAAGATTACAAAAGAAAAATAAACAAGTTAAAGAAGACGAAGATAAAGAATTAGACGACTTTCTAAAAGACTTAGCTAATAATACACCAAACTCACAACAATTTGACGAAGACATTAGTTTACAAGATGTTAAAAATGCAGCTAAAAGATTTGCAAAAAGTATTTACGATAAATTAAAACTTATGGCAACAACATCTAAAAGATATGAATATGCAGCTAAAGTTTTACAAGATGTTATTGATAGAAAGAAAAAAGAAAGAGCAAAAGAAGGCCTGCCTCTTAGACACGATATAGGTTATTATTCAGCTGCCGTTGCAGATACATTTAAAGATATTGACCCTAAGAAATTAGTAAAAATGGTACACGAAAATTTAAATGAAATGTGGACCTTAGAAGATTTATATTCAGACGATAATCCAAAAGATACTGTAAGAGGTACTGGTTACGGTGATGCCTCATCAGCAAGAAAAACTTTAAAGATTATTACAAGTGTTGATAAAGAAAGACAAATGCAGATTGTTAATACTCTATATAATAGAGCTAAACACCATGCCAATCAAACAGCTGGTATGAGAGATGCAATGAAAATATTTAAAAAATGGATAGACGATAATAAAATAAAAGAAACTCCTCTATATAATTACTTGCTTGATAAGGGAGTAATTAAACAGGAGAAATAAATGGAGTTTATATTAGCATTAGCAATGAAATTCTGGCAATGGACAGTTTTAATTGCTTTAATTATAATCGGTTTCATTATAAATTTATTTGACAAGAAAAAAGTAAATAGAGTAAATTTTAAATATAAAAATTATCCACATATGATACCTTTAAGAATTCCTACAAAAGATAAGGGATTTTGGGGTGCAATTATAATGTGGCTATTTGGTGTAAGACATTGGGAAATAGCAAGAGATTTTGAATATGAATTAAATGGTGTTTCATATGTCATACCAAAAGGATTTCAGTTTGATGGTGCAAGTGTGCCTAAGTTTTTGGCAACATTTCTTTCACCAGTAGGTGTCTTATTAATTGGTGGTTTAATACACGATTATGCTTATAAGTATGCGTGTCTAAAACCAACAAATAAAAAAGAACCTCTTTTATTATTAAATCAAAAGAAAGCAGACCAAATCTTTAGAGATATAAACATAGAGATTAATGGTTTTTACTTTTTGAATTACTTGGCTTATTGGGCATTAAGACTAGGTGGTTTTGTTGCTTGGAACGGCCATAGAAAAGTAAATGCACAAATAGGAGAATAACAATGAAACAATGGATTATGAATCGTATTAAAGAAAGAACTACTTGGGACGGTGCAGCTCTGGTTGCATTGGGAGTAGTTGTGTTAATCGCAAAACCAATCGCAGGTTTATTAGCGTATGCAGCTATAGCCTACGGCGCTTGGACTATTTGGAAAAAGGAAAAGTAATATGTTCGGTACCGCTAAATTAATTATGGTTGGTGTTATGCTTCTTGGTTTGACAGGCGGTGCTGCCTATGTCTATAAACTAAAAGCAGATAATGAAGTATTAAAGGCCAATCAAATCAAATTAGAAGAAAGTATTAATACACAAAAAGAAGTTATTGAAAATCAAAAGAAAGACTTTGCTCAAATAATTGAAACTAATAAACAAATGAATGCTCTTATTAATAATCTTAAAAAAGATTTAGATGATTTAGATAAGAGATTTGGTAAAGCTGATAGAGATATTGGTAAATTGGCCATTGAAAAGAGTAAAGTAATAGAAAGAATTATAAACAAAGCTAGTGACAAGGCTGCTAGATGTATGGAAATTGCAAGTGGGTCACCGTTAACTAAGGAGGAGATGAATGCTACTAAGAAGTCAGAAATCAATACTGAATGTCCTAGTCTTGCTAACCCTAACTATATTCCTTACTAGCTGTTCGTCTGTAAAAGAACTGTCTATTTTTAAAGAAGAAGTTAAAAGACAACCATTAGCATTAGAGAAACCTACTCCATTACAAATGGAGAAGATACAATGGATTATTGTTACATCTGAAAATGCTGAAGAAGTATTTAAAAAGATGGAAGAACAAGGTTTAGACCCCGTATTATTTGGGCTGACTGATAATGACTATCAGTTAATAGCAAAGAATTTTGCTAGAATTAGAAATCAATTGAAAATACAGAATGATATAATTGATAAGTACAAAGAATATTATGAGAGCGAAGAAAATGAGGTAAAGTAATTGTTCTTTGATATTTTAGCAACATTTGGTTTACCCGTAGCCGCAGCTGTGACTATGGGTTTTTTTATATACCTTATTATTAAATACATTTTAGAATCTGTAGTAGGTCAAGTTAAGGGTATGCACGGTATAATTATGGGTTTAGAAAACAGAATTAAGAATATGAACAATGATATGATTAAACTTGACATACAAATATCAGACGCATTAAACCTAAGGCAAGACGAAGAAAGAATAAGTCGTGCTGATGGTAAAGAGGATGCAAGGAGAGATTAATGGATGTTATAGTTATATTAGAGAAATATGGATTTGCAACCTTAGCCGCTATTGGTATGGGTTGGTTTATATTTTTTATATACACATACATTACAACTCAAATAAAAGTAAAATTAGGAGAGATGAATGGTGTTCTTATTTCTCTTATTGACCGTATTAGAATGTTAGATAATGATTTAATTAGATTAAGGTCTAAATTGAACACTATATTGACTATTAGAGAACAACAATCTCAAAAACAAGATAAACCCAAAGACTAATTTAGATAAATAGTAGTATGGAAAAATCACTAAAAATAGTGGTTTTCTTGGCTTATACTTTAATTACTTCTACATCATACGCTTCCGAATTGACCCATGGTTTTAAAAATCCATCCTTTAGTGGTAATGGATACTCGAACCATGTGTTGTCAATCGAACAGTTGCAATTTCAGCGAGCTGAACAAATCAAAAAAGACAAGGAAGCCAAAGAAAGACAGGCTGAACGGGACGAGGAAAATAAAACTATTAATCGTTTTATTGCCAATGTCGAGTCTAGGATATACGCTAATCTCTCAAAACAATTAGTTGACAATATGTTTGCTGCTGACGGTGCGACAACCGGTACAGCAGAAATAGAAGGCGCAACAATTTATTGGGAAAAAGATACTGACTTAGGAACAATTTCCATTCGAATAACTGAGGAGGACGGTACTATTACTACACTTACAGTACCGATTGGGGACTTTGGATTTTAATGAAAGTATTATTAACTCTAATTCTTACAGCTGTTTTATTGACAGGCTGTGTAACAGCACCTAAAGATTTAGTTAAAGAAGACCCTACTTTATCTTTACCGCCGTTACAAAAAAAGTTTAATGAAATGCCACAATTAGATGGTAAAAAAATTACCATTGCTGTGTATTCATTTACTGATAAAACTGGCCAAAGAAAACCTAGCGAAAAATTTAGTCAACTTAGTTCTGCTGTAACACAAGGTGCAGAAAGTTGGGTTATACAATCTTTAAAAGAAATAGGTGATGGTACTTGGTTTGAAGTTGTTGAAAGAACCGGTTTAGAAAATATTATTAAAGAACGACAATTAATTAGGTCGACAAGAGAACAATATGAAGGCAAGAAACAAACAGCTTTAAAGCCTTTAAAATTTGCAGGTTTGATAATCGAAGGTGGTATAGTAGGTTATGATTCAAATATTACGACAGGTGGGTCAGGTGCAAGATACTTTGGTATAGGTGCATCTACTCAATATAGGGTTGACAATGTAACAGTTTCAATGCGTATAGTAAGCGTATCAACTGGTGAAGTTTTATTATCTGTGGCTACAGAAAAAACAATTGCTTCTGTAGGCTCAGGGGCTGATGTATTTCGTTTCTTAGATATGGGCACAAGAGCCTTAGAAATAGAAATGGGGTATACCACAAACGAACCAGTTAATTATGCGGTGAGAGCTGCAATTAACCAGGCGGTTGTAGAAATTATATTAAAAGGAGAAAAAGAAGGGCTATGGGAATTTAAAGATTCTCAAAACTCTAATTTAGAACAACAACACAAAGGACAAAAACAATGAACAAAACTATAATAACATCTATATTATTGTTTTTGTTATGGGGTGGTGTTGCTTTGTCGAATGACATTTATATAGAACAAGTCGGCGACGGCTTAGATTTGGACATTACACAAGACGGACAAAACAACGAAGTAGGTGACTCTACTGCTGATATGGTGTTAAATGGCGATACAATGACTTTTGCCATAACACAAACAGGAGATAGTAACCAAATAGACGCAACCATCAAAGGTGTTACTTACACAGGTACTTGGTCATTTACAGGTAACTCAAACACCGTTGATTTATTATGTTCATCAACAAGTACAGGTAATTGTGATACTGTAACATTGAATATCACAACAACAGGCGATGATAACACTTTTGATTTTGATATAGGTGAAGTTGCAGACGCATCAAGTTCAACAGTTAGTTTTACAATCACAGGTGATAACAATGTGATTGATACAGACATTGACGGACAAAGTGCGAGTGTATCTGTAACAATAGATAACTCAGCATCACTATCAACCAACTCAGCAAATGCTGACGAGGGAGTTGCAGCTACTATTAATGTAGATGGCAACGGAGATGTTAACGGTCACACAATCGTAGTAGATATTACAGGCGGCGGTGGAACACTTGACATAACTCAATCAGGTGTTTATGACAATACAGTTAACTTAGACATAACAGGTGATGACTTTGATATTGACATTACTCAAAGTGACTAATATGAGATTACTCTTTGTTATCTTAATTTTGGGTTTTAGTTTAATAGGTCCGTCATATGCAAAGATAGGCGAAGTATCTGAGCACGATGGTAACGGAACTATTCAACGGGAATCCGGAGATGAGGTTGAAACAAAAAAACAATTAGAAGTTTTTTCTTATGATGAGGTAAAAACAGGCAAAGGTACTACAGCAATTAATTTTGTTGATAATACTAGAGTAGAAGTTACCGCACATTCAAAACTTTTGATTGATGAATTTGTTTATGACCCAGCAAATAACAAGGGTGAATTAAGTATGACAGCGGCCTTAGGCACAGTAAGATATGCCTCAGGCCAGATTGCAAAAAATTATAAAGAAAATGTAAAGATAAAAACTCCAACGGCTACGATTGCAGTTAGAGGTACTGACTTTGCTATGATTGTTGATGAAATTGGTGGTTCAACAATTATACTTCTACCAAGTTGCGATACAGATGGCAATTGTTTGGTGGGTGAAATTTCTGTTGAATCAGATGCAGGTCAGGTCATAATGAATCAGGCATTTCAAGCTACAAGAGTAGAGGCGCCTGAAAGTAGACCTGTTAAACCTATTATTGCTCTTATTGATGAGAGTATGATAAGTAACTTGTTAATCTTAGCGCCACCAAAATATGATGATGAAAATAAAAATCAATCAGAAGCAGAAAAAACTGCTGATATTTTAGGTATTGATTTTTTACAAATTGATGTATTGAATATAGACTTATTAGCTCAAAGTGAAGACCAATGGTTTACTGAATTAGATATTGATTACTTAGCACAAGATTTTTTAGCAGATGTATTAGACCAAATCAATAAAGTTTTATCTGAAAGTTTTTTAAGTGAATTGACAAATGTATTTGTACAGAAAAAACAAAAAACAGGCCAAGATACCGATACAGGTATTATCATTACAGATGAAGGTTCGTATTGGATATTTCAAAGAGAAAGTTCTCAAAACTTTGTTAGATTAAGGTTGAATAAAGGTACCGAATATAAAATTAACTTAGAACAAGATGATTTTATTACACAAGATTATATTATTGGAGATGGAGGAGTGTCTAACATAGACATATTTCAAAGATGATGTATAAATTTTTAAAAAGATTTACAATACTATTATTCATATGGATGGTATTATTTTCTATTGTAAACAAAGTAAAAGCAGATGTTAATTACGAAACTTGGTATTGTCCAAGTTGGCCTTGTCCACAATCTTCAAACACCCTGCTTTCATCAGGCACTTGGGCAGGCGGCACAATGAACTACAATTGGGGTAGTGGAGAGGTATTGGACTCAGGTAGAAGTGACTATGTGGTTGTTCACCTCGATGGTTACATCACCGTGCCAATTCCGTTTAACGGGTCAGCAGGTGACAGCGTCACAGTAACTTTTTACAACCAAGATGATGATGGTTCACTATTGAA